TGATTAAACTACCATAAAATGAAACAAGATAAATATTATATAAAGAGAGAGCATTATGCAGAGTAAAGATCTAACGGGAATCAACATAGAAGGGCATATTAAGATTTATAACCCAGAGTCTGGGGAAATATTCATCAATAAACGTAATGCCATCCATTACGAGAACATTAGTATTGCTCTGGCAGAAAGTATTGGTAATAGTGGCCAAGGTTTTATTTACGAAATGGCCTTTGGTAACGGCGGAACTGCTGTTGATCCTACCGGTATTATAACATATCTAACACCAAATAGTAGCGGTGCCAATGCGAGTTTATATAATCAAACATATAGTAAAGTAGTAAATGATAGATCTAGTAATAACATAGATCCTACACGTAATTATATTGAAGCACGTCATACTACTGGTACAAATTATTCGGATGTATTTGTAAGCTGTCTATTAGACTACGGCGAACCTAGCGGTCAGCTTGCTTATGATAACACAAATAACAATGAAAGTGCGTTTGTTTTTGATGAACTAGGACTAAAAAGTTATAGTTCTACAGGCAACCAACTATTATTAACACACGTTATTTTCCACCCAGTTCAAAAATCGTTAAACAGATTAATTCAAGTTGATTATACTGTACGTATTCAAAGTTTAACTGGCCTAGCTGGAGTATAATAAATGAGCTATCAAGTTAAACACACTGAAACAACTAATCCAGCCAAGCCAACTATTACAGTTCAGGATCAAACACTGAATACATCTACTAGTTTAACATTTGTTGGAAAAAATTATGCTGGATATGCTCCCGTGGTAGCTGAAAATTTCCTTCACTTGTTAGAAAATTTTGCTAAAAATACTCCTCCTCCAAATCCAATTGAAGGTCAGCTATGGTATGACAACAGTGCTGACATTAATTTATTAAAAATTTACGACGGTACACGCTGGACCAGCGCCGGCAGTATTAAAAAATCTCCAACTCAGCCTGCTTCAGGATTATCTGGAGATCTATGGGCCGATACGACTAATCAACAGTTATACATTTATTCAGGATCCAACTGGTTACTTGTGGGCCCGCAATTTAGTTCTGGTACAAAAACAGGCCCAACTGTTGAAACAATTGTAGATACTCTAAATGCCAATCATAGCGTATTATCTTTCTATGCCAATGATAACAGACTAGTTATTATTAGTAAAGAAGCATTTACACCAAAAGCTGCACAAGCAGGATTTGTTAGCATAAATCAAGGTATTAATTTATCTAGCGTTGATTCTGATAGTGCTAGTGCTCCGACTAAATTCTGGGGAACTGCCAGTACATCAGATGCTTTAAATGTAGGCGGGCTTCCTATCGATGCCGCCAACTTTTTGCGAGGTGATGTAGCTAGTGTTACCAATTCGTCATTTAGTATTAGATCTAACAGTGGTTTAAGTTTAGGAAGTGATTTAAGTTTTAATATTAGCACAACTCCTACAACTTCTATCTTATATTCTAAGAATAATGGTAGTAGTATTGAATTCCAATTGAACAATTCAGGGATTCAACTAACTGGTATGCATATTTCTGCCAATGGTTATACTGGTGTAGGTCCAGATAATACAAATCCGCAGGAAGCCTTAGATGTTGCCGGTAATATTGCGGTAGACAACGGTATTATTGTACTGGGTACAACAGATTCTACAGACGTCTCAACAGGTAGTATTAAAACTGCCGGCGGTCTGGCAGTAGCTAAAAAATCAACTTTTGGTGATGATCTAACAACTTACGGTCAAACTTTTACAAATTATCTTGACGGTGACGGAAACCCAACTCCAACAAGTATCTTATTGCCAGGTACAGACTCAGGTGCTGGAATATATGACATTGGAACTAGTTCCAGACCTTTTAGGAACGTATATGCAAATACCTTTATTGGGGCATTTAACGGCGCATTTACCGGTAGTTTAGCAGGTAACATCACAGGTAAGGCTGCCGCACTGCAAAGTCCTACAACTTTTCAGTTATTAGGAGATGTTAGTAGTGATATTGTATCCTTTGACGGACAAACTCCTCAAACTGGGTATCCTTCAGGTGTAATTAAATTCACAACTTCTATTAATCAAAACTTAATTACAGCTAAAACAGCAGTTACCGATTCGCTACCAAGTGATACAATGTTAGTTTATCGTTCAGGTACAGGCAGTGGTCTTAAACAAATAACTAAGCAAACATTTTTATCTAATGTAGCAACTGTACCAATTGGCGTAATTATGCCGTTTGCTGGAAGCGTGATTCCTCCAGGGTATTTACTATGCGACGGTAGTGAAATTTCAATCGGTTCCTATAGCCAGTTGTTTGCTGTGATCGGTTATACTTATAGACCAACAGGATTGTTAGGCGATAACTCGTTTGCTTTACCCGATTTAAGAGGAAGATTCCCCTTAGGTCGTGATAATATGGATAATGGTAAAACAATACCTAGCCAAGCCGATCCTAGTATTTTATTAGATGCCGGCGGCGGCAGTAAAAACAGAGTTACATCTACCTATGCTGATAATTTAGGTCAAGGTACTGGAGATGAAGAAGCAACATTAGTAGTTTCAAACTTGCCAAATCACGTACATGATTTAAGATCTGACACAGCGCAGTATTATGCCGGAGGCATACCTGGCGCTATAATAGATCAGAATGCAGTTGCTGGGTTAGGATTACCAGATAATAGTTCAGGTCAAGGACTTCCAAATAGTGGAGGTGTACTAGCTTCACAATTAGGAAACGCATTTAGTATAATGAATCCTTATATGACTATCAACTACATAATCTTTACTGGGGTTCTATAATGAGTTACATCATAAACAAAACAGACGGATCTGTTTTAACAGAAATAGTAGACGGAACAGTTGACCAGACAGCAACTGATTTAACACTAATTGGTAAAAATTCAAGTGCCTATGGCGAGTTTTTTAATGAAAACCTAGTGCATTTATTAGAAAATTTTGCTAATACTAGTCAACCTAATAAACCTATTGTTGGACAATTATGGTTTGATACTGCCGAAGGTCGTTTAAAAATTTATGACGGCAATGGTTTTAAGGTAAGTGGCGGCACAATTGTTGCTCCTATTATTCCTAGTTCTATCAGTCAAGGCGATTTATGGATTGATAGTAAACGTAAAATCTTATATTTCAATGACGGTGTAAGCACAATACCAGCAAGTAGATCCTATACAGAATCTCAAGGTATTTCAGGATTTGAAATTATTGACGTAATAGATACTAACGAAGTTAATCATACTGTCGTTCTTTTATATTGTGCTCGAGTATTGTTAGGAGTGTTTAGTAAAGATCAATTTACTCTTGCTAATCCAAATGCTATTCCAGGATTTTCTGGTGAAATAAAAATTGGATTTAATACGGGCACAGCAACTGGCATACAATTCCATACAACTGCCACATCTGCTTATAATTTAATTGACGGAAACGGTAATTTAAAAAGCGCCGACAATTTCTTATCTAATAATAGCGACTCTTCAATTGCTGGTACAGTTACGATTACAGCAGGGACTCCGCTTATACTTGGCCCGGCTACGCAGAATGAAATTAAAGTAAGCGATGCTTCGTTCCAATTAAACTCTAATAAAAGTAATCAAAATTTCCAAATTGGTGTAAAAAACGTTAACGGTCTGTTACCAGCAATTTATGTTAACGCTAATAATCAACGTGTCGGTTTATATACAAATAGTCCAACAAAAACATTAGATGTTAATGGTGATGCTAGAATTCGCGGAGACTTAGTAGTTGAAGGAACCACAACAACTATTAATACTACCAATGTAGTTATTCAAGATAAAAATATTATCCTTGGACAACCAATTAGTCCTACACTTCCTACTAATACTACTGCTACTGGTGGCGGCATTACACTATCCGCTGGCGCAGATGGCGACAAAACACTAACATGGATCACCGGTACTTCAAGTTGGACCAGTAGTGAAAATTTAAATCTTGTTGCCGGTAAAACTTTTAAGATTGGCGGCATAGATGTATTAAGTTCTTCAGCACTTGGAATAGGTATTACAAGTGCTTTGGGTATTACAAGTCTTGGTGCTCAAGTTACATTCCGCTCCGGCAATATAATAATTACTGCCAATACTATTAGTTCTGCTAATATCAACGGCGATGTTATCCTAAATCCTAACGGACTAGGTACGATTAATGCAAACGGAAAGAAAATAACAAATTTGGCGGCTCCTGCTTCAAATGGAGATGCTGTTAATTACCTTACACTAAACAATGCCTTGCAATCGCAAGCATTAGGGCTAGCGGCAGACACTGCTGGTCGAAATAATGTTCTAATTGCAAGTCAAATAATTGCTAAAATATACCCTGCTAGCAACTATCTAGAAAATACAGTATGCAGAATCTACTGTAGCGACACCGGTATTACAAAACAGTATAAAGTCAATGCTACATCAGCTTGGATTTACGATACTGATGTTTGATGAATATAACTGCCCAAAATAGAATAAATACTAGGAACAAGGAATAAAGAGATGCCATATACCATCAAGAGATCAAACGGAACGCAAGTAGCTATTGTAGCTGACGGCACCGTCGATAGCACACTTGACATCAACTTAATCGGTAAAAATTATGCTGGTTACGGTGAGATTCAGAACGAAAACATGGTTTATTTGTTGGAAAACTTCTCCAACACAAACCAACCAGCCAAGCCTATTTCAGGACAAATGTGGTACGACAGCGGAAATAAGAAATTAAAGTTTTTTGATGGTTCAAAATTCCGCACAACTGGCGGTGCCGAAGTTGGTAATGCTCAACCTGTTGGATTAACTGTAGGTGATTTTTGGTTCGATACTGGAAACAAACAGCTATATGCTTACAACGGAATAGATTATACTCTAATTGGCCCGCAATCCGCAGGTACTGCTCAAACAGAAATGGTGAGTAGATTAGTAATAGATACACTAGGCGGTAGCCATCCTATTATTGCTGCCTATGTCGGCGGCCTTGTTATTTTTATTATTAGTTCAGAAACTAGTACATTTACACTCAAAGATAGCGTAAACGCTATTGCTGGATTTACAGATATACATCCGGGTATAACGCTGGCTAATACTAATGATCCAGCTAACCCTGGACAAACAACACCTCCAAGAAAGTTCTACGGAACAGCCAGTAACTCGGATAAATTAGGTGGTATTTCAGCTAGCTCATTTGTACGTTCAGATGTAGCACCATCATTTAGCACACAGGTTAATTTTGCCGATGTGGGCTATACTGTAGGACTGCCTACTAAGAAACTATATGTTTCTATCAATCCGGACGGCTTTCCTGAGATTCGTACAACATCTACTACAATGTTGTTTCAAACAACAGCAAGCGGAACAAAGACTCCTATTAAACTAGTTGGCCCTGATATTTTGCCAGGCGATGATGGAATTTCTAATATTGGTTCTAACACATTTAAGTATTCTACAATTTATGCTAACATGTTCCAGGGAACGGCTGCGGTTGCCGATGCGGTCAATGTTGCCGGCAATGCAAGAACAGCTAGTACAGCTAGTGCGCCAAACACACTAGCAGTAAGAGATGCTTCGTCCAATTTAACTGCTAACATATTCCAAGGTGTTGCTAGTTCGGCACAATACGCTGACTTGGCAGAAAAATATCTTGCTGATGCCGACTATGAAGTTGGTACGGTAGTATGCGTAGGCGGCGACAAAGAAGTTACTGCGGCAGTAATGGGTTCTATAGCAATAGGCATTGTTTCTGGTAATCCGGCTTACTTAATGAATAAAGATTTAGAAGGCGGCACTGCTATTGCGTTGAAAGGTCGTGTTCCTTGTCTAGTAGAAGGATCAGTTGCCAAAGGCGACGCATTAGTTCCATGTCACTCAGGACATGCCATAGTAGATACAGGTACTGGTTACAGACAATTTGCCATTGCTTTAGAATCCAGCGACGATACTGGCGTAAAATTAGTCGAAGTTTTAGTACTATAAGGAATTGAAATGGCAATAATCCAAGCAATCGACTATAATACAGTCCAGTCTAAAGTAGCATTAGTAATGGGCACCGGCGCTGGTGACTTTGGCTACGGTCAAACTGTAACTAGCTCGCAAGTAGCACAAAACTCTGTGATTACTGCACAAAATTGGATTAATTTAAGAAATGATTTAATTAAAGCACGTCAACACCAAACAGGAAATGATGAAAGTGCTAGCATTTTTGCTCCTGTACAAGGAGCATTAGTTTCTCAATCAATCTACAATGCCTGTAATACTGTAGCAACTAATATAACTACTGATAGATTGGTCGTTCCTCCTAGTAGCCAAGCTACATTAGAAACAATTGCTAGTACACAGCGTACTTCGGCATGGAACGGAACTATTAGTAATGTGTTTACAGTTACCTTTCCTGACGATAATGCAGCTAGAGCATTTTTTAACACCGGCGGTAATTTGCAATTTACAGCATCACGTACTGGCGGAAACAGTGGTTCAAAAAATAACACATGGACTACAATGTTTACAACAATGGGAACCATTACATTTGCCTATAGTAGTACAACTGCAAGTGGTTCTGGTAATAATTCTAGCTACGGCTGGAATAATCTTCCTAATAGCAGTACTCGTATTTTTGATAAACCAGCACCAGCTGGTGCTTACACAGAAAACGAATATTTTATCTACGGTAGAAAAGTAAGCGGTTCACAATTAGAATTTACTATACAGTTCCAAGATAACGATGCCGGCGATCGAACAGGCCTTGGCCCGGCAGTTGACGAAGATGTAGACGGTACATTAACTAGTACCTTACAAGCTCGTAGAGCATCTGGTTCGAATGTCAGTGTTCCAACTCCTCCTGCTACAAGTTCAGGATTATAATCCCCCTTCAAAATAATAGATAATTACTGTAGTATTAACTACAAGGATTATCTATGGACGAACGAGTCGAAAAAGCATTTGGCGTGGCAAACCATATGGCCACATTATCAAATCAGCGCCGAATTATCTTAGAACAATTCAATCAAAAGATAGTTTACTATGCCAACGGTGCCACATTTAAAATCAATCCAGAATTAATAAACTTTACTAAAACTGTTTTAGATTTAGGACATACTGAGGATGTTGCGTTTCTTGACAGTAATAATTTACCAGTTATTATCCATGATGTACAAGCATTTTTTGACATTATTGTTTCCATTTATTTTGAATCTTTGAACACATTTGCAGCAGAGCATAATGCTATCAAACAAAAAAGACGAGTAGAGGATATTGTTAATCTATGACAACTGGCGCTCTTATTTTTGCTCAAAATAATGCCCAGATAGACTATGTGAAGTTGGCAATCTTTGCCGCCTCTAAAATTAAACAATTTTTAAACATACCTGTTTCTATAGTAACTGATAGTCCAGCATATCTAGTAGAAACATATCCCAATCACGGATTTGATCAAATTATAGAAATAACTGGCAGCGCCGCAGGACGTAAAACATTCCATGATGGCACATTATACAGTAAAGTACTAGAATGGAAAAATCTATCTCGTCCCCAGATATACGATTTAACCCCGTATGATAAAACTCTTGTAATAGATAGCGACTACATTATTAACTCCAGTATATTGTCTATTGCTTTAGAAAGAGATTACGAGTTTCAAATTTATACAAAAAGTTTTGATTTATCTGGATGGCGCACCACTAAAGAATTTGAAAGGATAAATTTATATAGTATTCCTTTTTATTGGGCAACAACTTTTATTTTTGTAAAAAGTCCTCAAACTAAAGCCTTCTTTGATCTAGTAAATTATATTAAAGAAAACTGGTTGTACTATCGAGTGTTATACAACATTGATGCTTCTGTATATAGAAATGATCACGCATTTAGTATTGCCATACACATTATGAACGGAAAAACTTCTGGAGATTTTGCTACCGAGCTACCAGGAAAAATGACATATTGTTTGGATCGAGATATATTGTTAAAAATGAAAGACAATAAATTGCAATTTTTAGTAGAAAAACAGAACCACTTAGGCGAGTATATTCTGGCAAAAACCAGCGGCATAGATGTACATGTTATGAATAAAATTAGTTTAACTCGTTGTATAGATGAGGGCAATTATGTCTAAAGGATTTTTAGTTTTTGCACAAAATACAGAAACTGTAGACTATGTTCGACAAGCATACGCTCTTGCTTTAAGTATTAAAAATACTCAATCTGAAATAACTTCAATATCGCTAGTTACAAATAATATTGTGCCTGAAGAATATGCCAGGGCATTTGATAATATATTTGAAATTCCATGGTATGAACACAATGAAGATAGTGTATTGTCGGCAGAACATAGATGGAAATTATATCATATTACACCCTATGATGAAACTATTGTGTTAGATACCGATATGCTAATGTTAGATGATATCAGTTATTGGTGGAAATATCTAAATAATTATGATTTAAAATTTTGTTCTCACATTACAAATTATAAATTAGAACCCATATTCGAAGATAGTTACCATAGAAAAGCATTTATTGCCAATCGATTGACAAATCCATATTTTGCCTTACATTATTTCAAGAAAAGCGATCTAGCTTTTGAGTTTTACAAAACTCTGGAATTTGTTGTAAAAAACTGGGAATTATGCTACGGAAAATTTGCTCCTGTGGAATATCAGAAATGGGTTAGCATGGATCTATCTTCTGCTATTGCTATCGATATCATGGGTCTTGGAGAAACTGCTATAGATGCTTATGGTCCTTTAGAATTCGTACATATGAAAACTCCTCTGCAAGGCTGGCCAACTATTCCTAATAAATGGCAAGATACTGTTCCTTATTATTTTACACGCACAGGCAATTTATATGTTGCAAATATAAAACAATCTAAATTATTTCATTATGTTGAAAAAGATTTTTTAACAGATAATATAGTTAATACACTAGAGGGTATGGCATGGAATCCGAACTAATTATATTCAGTGAAGAACTGCTTCAACAAATATCAGTAACCTTGCCTGTAATTTATTATGCCCACTATGATAAAAAGACTGGAGAAATATTTTCAATATCTAACGAAAAGAATCCTAAGTACGAATATAGTTTAGAATTAACAGGCGAAATAGCTGAGCCCTTTATCGACGGACAATTTAAATATTCTGATTATATTATTGATTATGTTGCTAATGGCGAAGGAAAATCTGTATTATCAATTTTATCTAAATTTGAACATTTTAACGCATTGCGTAACAACTTATTTGTACAAATACTAGATACTAAAAATATAGATACTAAAGATTTCATAGTTGAATGGGACAAAATTAACGCTAGTTGGAATTTTTATATTAGTTCTCACATTAAAGAAATGCTAACTAATAAAGGTATTACTAATACACTTGTTATTTTTGTTAGTTTAGAATCAGATCTGAATCAATTGATCAGGACAATTTATATTGATACATCTAAATTAATAAATGGCAACAAGGTAATAGAACCTTTTGTTAGCTATCTAGAAAATGATATTAATAATATTGTGGTTTCTAGTAAGTTAGTGTTTGAATCTTACGGATTAAAGATTATACATGAGTAATAAAATTAAAATTATTGATCAGGATATTGTATTTTTAAGTTACGATGAACCTAATGCTGAAAAAAATTATGCAGATTTGTGTAGCAAATTACCCTGGGCAAAGCGTGTACACGGAGTCAAGGGTAGCGATGCTGCACACAAAGCCTGCGCGGCCCTGAGCGAAACAGAATATTTTGTTACAGTAGATGCCGATAACATTATAGATCCTAAATTTTTAGAATTAGAAATTGATCTAGATCAACTTGGATTAACATCCGAGCATGTATTCAGCTGGTGCGGAAAAGTCCATGTAAACCATCTTATGTATGGCAATGGCGGATTAAAAATGTGGACCCGAAAATTTGTTAATGAAATGCGTACACATGAAAATTCAGATCCTAGTGATACCAAAGGACTAGTTGAATTTTGTTTCGATGAACGTTACTATCAATTTGACACAAATTATAGTGAAAGTTTTACTAACGCAACTCCGTTCCAAGCATGGAGAGCAGGATTCCGTGAAGGCGTAAAGATGAGTCTTGATCAAGGTGCTCGGGTAAAAGATTTACAGCATGTTTGGTGGCAAAATTATCAACGATTACTTGTTTGGTGTAATGTTGGAGCTGATGTAGAAAACGGACTTTGGAGTATCTACGGAGCACGTGAAGGTGCTTACCTAACTAATTGTACAGATTGGGATTATTCTAATGTTCGTGATTTTGATTATCTGACAAACCAATGGGAAGAAAAGTACAGTAAAATTACAGCTGAAATGTTGCCGTATGAAATTATGGGACTGGGGGAAACTTTAAAACATGAATGTAACTTAGAGCTTACAGATTTAGACAAGCAAGGGTCTGAATTCTTTAAAATTGTTTTTCAAAATTCTCTCAGAGGGTTACGTAAAAGATAATGTACGATATCATATATATTGGAAAGAATAACGAATATAGCAAACGGGCATTCTCAAAACTAAAAAATCGATTCCCTTTAGCTAAATCTGTATTTGAAGATGATACTCATCGAGCGTTTAATCTAGCACAGAAAAAAATATTTACTAAAATGTTCTGGATAGTTTGGGACGATTTAACTATAGAGCAGGATTTTAATTTTGATTATACTGTACCCGAATGGGATATGCCATATGTGCATACTTTCCTAAACGGAGAAAATTATAACGGTATAGTGTTATTTCCTAAAAATAAAGAAGTTAGTTCAAAAGAATTGAATTATAGATTTTTTATTAATAGTAAAAAAATTGATATTATAGCATCTAAAAATAAAACCTATGATATCTTTTACATAGATACATACGAAGATTATTTGGCAGCAATTAAACAGTCAACAACTGCAATGACTTGGCTAGTACCAAAAGAAGTAAAACCTACGCCCGAGTTTAAGTTTGATTTAGCATTTGATTATGCTAGTGGAGAACTTGAGCTTAATCATGTTTTTAAGAACGGTGATGCGTTTAATGGTATCATGCTATTGCCCACGTCTACAATATTATCTAAAAGAGAAATTGAATATCGGTTCCCTATACAGCGAAAAGAATACGATATTATAGCATCCTATAATCGTGGATATGATATCTTTTACATAGATACATACGAAGATTATTTGGCAGCAATTAAACAGTCAACGACTGCAATGACTTGGCTAGTACCAAAAGAAGTAATTCCTTTATCTGACTTCAAATTTGATTTATTATTTGGCAATCCTTTTGATACAGACAATGGAGAAGTTGAGCTTAACCATGTTTTTAAAAATAAAGACAAAGACGATATAAACTATAAAGGCCTAATGCTAGTTCCAACAGGTTTAAAATTATCGCGTCGAGAAATTGAATATCGTTTTCCAATACAAAGAAAAGAGTATGATATAGTTGCCACTAGACACAGGCCCTACGATGTAGTGTTTATTAGTTACAACGAATCTAATGCTTACCAAAATTGGTCAAAACTTAAAGAACTTGTACCCAGAGCTAAACATATACACGGAGTTAAGGGAATACATCAAGCTCATATAGCCGCTTCAAAGTCGGTTGAGACTCCTATGTTTTTTGTAGTTGACGGAGATGCTATAGTAGAAGATACATTTGACTTTGAATTATTGCTACCTGATTATGATGAAGATATAACACACGTATGGAAAAGTCGTAATCCTATTAACGGACTAGAATACGGCTATGGTGGCATCAAGTTACTTCCTACTGACCTGACTAGAAACATGGACACTTCAAGCACTGATATGACTATGAGCATCAGTAGTAAATTTAGACTTGTAGACTCTGTGAGTAATATTACAGCATTTAATACTGATGCTTTTACCACGTGGCGTAGCGCATTTCGGGAATGCTGCAAACTAGCGGTTATGAATAATGAAGAATCGCTAGCTAGATTATACTTTTGGTGCCAACTAAACGAACATATTCCTTACGGTGCGTATGCTTACATGGGTGCTATACAAGGTAAACAATACGGCCAAAAAAATGCCGCTAATCTAGCGGCACTTAGTTTAATTAACGACTTTGATTGGTTACAAGATCAATTTAATCAGCAACGATAGAATCAGCCATTGGAAAAATATCGGCAATCGCCTTAGCACAGGCTCGTGCTATTTCTCGGTGCTCTAGTTGTGTTCCATTAGCGGCTCGCAGTTCGATATAATGGATCCAACTTCTTACGGTACCGTTCATATACAAACGACTTACAGTAAGACCTTCTGGTAAAATAGCACGAGCTTGTTCCTTAGCAATACCATTTTTAATAGCCCACGCATACTCTTGTTTGACACTAAACAGTACACGTTTTTGAGCACGTTCCCATTCGATAGACAATAGTTTTTGAGCTTCGTCTGACATATCAAACTCAACACTATTTTGTCGATTTTTGGTATCTTGGAATCTTGCTTGTCTGAGTACAAATGCTTCGTCTAGTTCAGCTGTAGGATCAGCATATCTTTGACTAAACTCTTGGAAGCTAAAACTTCTATGTCTAAGAATTTGTCTAGCAATGTCTCTTGTAGTGGTAATTTCCAGACAGGCACTTACCATTTCAAGAGGACTCCAATGCTGATGTTTGATAAGATATCTAATTAGTTTTTCACTTGTATCTGTATTAAACTGATTTGCTGGATTACTTACTCGAGCACAGAACGCAATTAGTTCTTGGACATTGTCAATTCCTTCTTGCGCCATTTCAATACTTGGCATACTGGAACTTATTAGTTTAACTTTCATTTATAGCTTTCGTTTTTTTAAAAAGTTTTGTGTTGATTTTTCTATGTCTTTTTTAACTCTAATAGTATCAAGTTTAAAATTAACATTGTCTATGGTTGATTCATAGCTGTTAATCAAATCAGACAACGTTTTTTCCAGAGACTCCCAACCGTCACGTTTGGCCTTCGCGGTGATTTTTATTTCCCAAACTTTGCCATCTTTAAAATTGATTAAAACTAAATCAAGGTATCGGAGAGGCAAAACATTTAATTTTACCTCGCCAAATACCTCGGGCCAATAATCGATGACTTCTTTGGGAAGAACTCTTCCCGATAATGTCACGCTTCTTCTTTGGTCTTCTTTTTAGTTGGAACCAACTCTTCTGCTTTACGACGCATTTCTGCGGCCTGCTTGGAAAGTTTATCAGCTTGTGATCTAAATTCTTTAGCTTGGGCTTCCGGAGTAAGTTCTATTGTCGATACTGTTGCTTCACCACTTACAGATGCCGAAGTAGTTCTTGCCACATCGTCAACAGGCTTGGCTGGAGTAGGATCACGTTCAACTGGCTTTTCATTACTACCTGGAGCAATGTGTAGTTCGTCTACCGCAATACCACGCTGTTCAGCAATTAACTGATTCAGTTCTGACAATAAAATCTTAGCATTGTTAGTAGGAGTCATTTCAATATCGGCAGTTGATACTTTTACCAAACGTCCTTTAACATGTAAGGATGGCAACATGCGACTGCCATCTGGGAATTGTGTACGGTCCAATGCTTCGGCAAATTCGTATGCTTCTTGTGCTGCCGGACTTTCTACACAGTTGATAATAGCATTGTGCATATCATCTGGTAAATTTTCTGTTGGTACTACAAGACAACTATAAGCGTCTCCTGGTAGTGTTCTAAAAGCTACAAGTACTTTTTTGTTAGTAGCTTTTATTCTACCCACGTGTTTTAAATTTTGCATATTATGCCTCTGCTTTAACTAATTTTTGGGCTTCGGCTTGTTTAGCCACATTGTCCAAAAATGCAGTCAGTTTATTGTAAGTTTGACCAACAACTGCCATTTCATTTGGTTTAAAAGCACCACGTGAACTAGCAATGTCAATGATAACTTTCATAGCATTAAGATCATTAATGCTAAGGTCCATGGTTTCTTCCTTAGCTTCTGGAGTTTGATTAACTGCTTCTGTCATTTCATTCTCCTTGGAATTCATACGTGCCTTCTGGAGTTGCTGTAGTATCTGTACCTTCTGTAGCTTCTTCTTTAGGCAAAACTGTTTCTAAGAATTTACGTAGTTTGTCATATAATGCGCCTGCAGCTGTAAGTTCATCGGCACGGATAGCACCGCGTTGAGTTACAACTTCGATCAAGTTAGCAATATTAACCAAATCGGCAATATTTAAAATTTCTTCTGGAACAGCAATTTTCTGTTCTTCTGTGGTTGTTTGAGTTTCGTCAGTCATGATTTCTCCTTTTTCGAACTGCTAAGTAATTATCTCGACTGTAAATGTGGACACGCAATCGTGAAAAAACTTAGTTCTTTCTCGGACTCGAATCCAATACGTGTTGTATATACTATTGTATTTGTATGATCTAGAGCAAGACTTTGCCCTATATAGTACCTGTTGTTTAGGTTCTTTTGAATCCACGAATCTAAATTTTTGCTGTAGTTAGGAGTAAACCGTTCTATAGACATGTATTTAAAATGCGGAGCGGCAAACTTAACCCTCCGCAATCCAAAGTAATTTAAAGGATTAGGTTTGCCGTTTTTAAGCGCCATTATACTTTAGAGCCTTCGTAGTATGCGTACTCGCCCCAGGGTGGAACAATCTTGTCGTTGCCGTGAATAATGAATACTGTATCGCAGTAATTTTCATCGCCCCAGCTACCCCAAGGATAACCGTCTGTAAACATGATAAATTTTTTAGGAACAATATCATTTTCTTTCATGTATTCCCAATTGGCATCAAACTCGGTTCCCCCACCTCCGCGTACTTCGTAGTCGTCAAACTCGTCTGCGTTATAACCATTGAAGCTAGCTTCGTTATATACACGAGTATCAAAACACCACAATTTCATATTGAAGTCTTTGTATTCTTGCATAATGCCTTTAATTTCACTAATGAAATCTTTAGCTTGCTCGTCGCCGATAGAACCGGACATGTCAATACCTACACAGATGTCAATAGTCTCGTCAAAATTAGTTCCAGGTAAAATAGCACTCATATGCCAGCCCTTGCGATTAGGACGCATAAACGAGTAGTCGTTCTTAATAGTGCTTTGGATTTGTTGACGGATAATTTCACGCCAATTCATCTTAGGCTCTGTAAGCTCTTTAATCATACGCTGTACATTAGCCGGAGTATTTCCGGCACCTGCCGCTTGTGCCGCTTGCATTGTTGCTTCACGAATCTCGTCGCGGATTTGTTTCAATTCTTCTTTAGAATATTTTGGCTGACCGTCTTTGCCTTTTTCACCCCAGTCAATATGGTCGTCCAACAACTGGCCCAGTGCCTTCAAACTTTCTTCATCGTGCTTCTCGTAAATATCGTCATAGACTTCTTCTGCTCCCATGCCGTAGTATTTTGGATCATGGAAGATTTGAATACCTTCAATTTTATGTTCGCCAATTCTATCACGAACCAATTGGCCGTTTACACAATAGTCAGCGGCAATATTAAAAATTTGTGGATCTCTACCATCACGGCGGCCCATATGATCAAAAACATTGTGTAGAATTTCATGAGCAATAACAAATTCAATTTGTTTAACACTAAGTGGAGCAAAGAAATCACGATTAAAATAAATTGAGCGGCCGTCTGTTGCGGCAGTTTTAACCCAGTTAGTGCCTTCTTCAATTTTTAAGCGTGTAGCCATATTGCCAAAGAAAGGATGACGAAGTAGTAGTCCCACACGGGCTACGATAATTTTATCAATAATTGGATCTACGTGTGACATTTATGTTCCTGATTGTTTACTGTATGTATATATTATAACAGGACCCGCAGGTCCTGTCAAATGATTGCTATACCAAAATTACTTTTCAGTAGCCGCTGCAATATACTTACCAAACTTTTGATGGAAGGCATCGAAACAAGCAATTTCATCTGGATCCAAAGGCAGTTTGTAACTAGACAATGCCAATTTAGTACCCATAATTACCAATTCTGTTTCAAAGTTATTCATCATAAATTCAAAGAAGTTATTGACTTGCTCATTCCAGTTTTTAACGTTCTTATCGCAAGAATCTTTCAATTCATAGCACAAAGATACAGTCAAAGAGTACATTGCTGAAATCTCTTTTGAATCCATCTTTTTAACCTTGCCGCTCAAAATGTCTGTAGGGTTAGGCATTTTGCTGGCAATCTTACGGTGTGCCATAAACTTTACAGCAAGCCCTTCGCCGACTGAACCAGCAGTCAAGTCTGTCAATGTATCGTTATCGGTATCGTCATCAACCAATAACTCACTTACAAAGCTCCAGCTACGTGGAGAAGCAAAAGCACGTGAGCTAGACTTTGGATCAAAGTCGTACAAGTCTTTCTTGCTGAAAGTCAAAAAGCCAACTACATCCTTATGGATTTTGTTTTCAGTAGCCCAATCAAACCAGTCATCCCAGTCTACGCTAAGTTCCAAGTGAACAAAACGGTTAGCCAACGGAGCAGGCATACGATATGTAACACCTTTGTCAGTTTCGCGGTTACCAGCGGCAACAATGACAACATTATCTGGCAAACTGTATGCGCCAACTTTTCGATTAAGAACCAATTGATACGCCGCCGCTTGTACGCTAGGAGCCGCACTATTCATTTCGTCTAGGAAAAGAACAATTTTCTTGTGCTGTTTAGCAAACTCTTGGCTTGGCAATTCACTAGGAGGTGCCCAAACCATTGTATTAGAATTTGAATCGAAATATGGAATACCTTTAATATCTGTAGGTTCCCAAAGACTCAAACGCACGTCGATTACATGAGCTTCGAGTTCAGTACCGAGTTGTTTGATAATGTCTGACTTGCCAATTCCGGGAGGA